GAAAGGCAACCATGTCAAAAAAACTCACACTACCGTCCGGCGCTTCTGTAACTTTTCGCGACCCTAAGACACTTCGCGTTAAAGACCGCCGCAGACTCATGACAACCGTAGACCAAGTTGAAGGCGACCTCGCAAAAGCGCTTGCGTTAAGTGACGCTCTAATTAGCATGCTCGTTGAAGATTGGTCTTTTGATTTGATAATTCCTTCAGCGAAAATGGAATCGCTTGATGAATTAGAAATGGCGGATTACGACTTTCTCGTTGAGGAAACTAAAGAGGCGCAAAAGTATTTGTACCCTAACCTCAAGGAAACAGAGGAAACCGCTAAAGACCCAAAAGCGAGTACCGCAAACTCCAACGCCTAAAATGGCAACTTGAAGGCGGGGCTAGATACCCTGACTTTGAGTATCCCGATGAACAATGGTTCTACTACGCATTGGCAGAGCGGTTCGGTTGGACTCCTGAACAAGTAGATGAATTACCGGCATATACGGCCGATTGGTTGCTCGCGATTGGCGCTACCATTGACCAAGTAAAAGCCGAGAAAATGGAGAAGTCTTAGTGGCCGTTGTAATTGTTCGCAATCTCGCAGAGGTCATGGCGGGGTGGGACAAGTTCACCGAGAACATGGAATTCGCGGCTGAATATGCGGTTGCTATGACGGGTCTAGCCGTTGAGCGTCAAGCAAAAATCAACGCAAACACCGGCACACATAAACGCGGTCAAGGACATATCCCCGGAACTGGCCCCGGCCCAAATGTTGTAACTGGAAACCTTCGTAGAAGTATTCGCACAGATGTTCGTTATGGTTTTGGCAGTTATGTTGCGACCGTGGGTGCGTATGCTGAATATGCTCGTGCGGTTGAACTCGGCTCATCTCGCTGGAAATCAGGAGTAAAATACCCGTACCTAGGGCCGGCCGCGGACACGCTAAAAAAGAACGGAACTCTCAACCGAGTCTTTACCCAAGCGTTCGCTAGAAAAATGAAGGGGTCATAATGGCGTCACCACTACCCCCGATTCTTGTAGAGATTCAAGCCGATGTAGCCTCATTGAAAAAAGGTTTAGCAGACGCACAGAACGCCCTCAAGGGTATTGACGATAGCGTTGAACAAACTGGTTCAAGCATGACTAAGTTCATGGATAGAGTCAAACAAGTTGGAGCCACTCTTGGAATTGCCTTCGCCGGTACTCAAGTTATTTCATTTTTCCGTGAGAGTATTGCCGCCGCTAATGAGGCAAGCAACGCTCAAGAACGGTTAGCCACGCTTCTACGCAATACAAACGGCGGCACAGAGGCTCAAATACAAGCGCTTATCCAACAAGCCGAGGCTCTTGAGGCAGTAGGCGTTGTAAGTAAAGACAACATCATTGTCGCTCAATCACAGTTAGCGACTTTTGACCTCACCGCAAAAACTATTAACACTTTAACTCCGGCGATTCTTGATTATGTCACCGCTGAAAAGGGTGCGGCCGCGAGCGCAGACGATTACCGTCAAATGACTAACAGCCTTGCCCAAGCATTGAACGGAAACTTCGCTTCACTCACACGAGTTGGATTCGTACTTGACGAAACAACTAAGAAACAAATTTCATCAGGAACAGAAAGCGAACGAGCCGCGGCAATCGTTGAGGTATTGAACTCAACATACAAAGGTTTCAATGAAACGCTCCGTGACAATAACCCTCTCCAAGCCGCTATCAACGACCTTGATAAATTAAAAGGTGATATTGGAGAAGCCCTGCTCCCGCTTATTGACCAATTGAGCCGGTTCATAAGTGATGATTTGATACCGGGCCTTCGTGCCATGGCTAAATGGTTCAAGGAAAATTATGGAGCGCTTAAAGTATTCACGATTATTCTCGGTGGAGCCTATACAGCGTTTAAGTTATATCGGGGAATCTTGGTAACTACCAAGGTTGCGACACAACTCTATACCGTGGCCACAACGCTCATGAAAGGGCAACAACTGGCAAGTATCGCTTCCACAAACGGCCTCGCGGCTTCTATGCTGAAATTAAACGCGGCCATGAGAGCCAATCCTCTTGGTTTGATTATTACAGCGCTCGCCTTGATTGGCGCTGGATTTGTGTACGCATGGAAACGAAGTGAAACTTTCCGTGAGGTTGTCATCAAAGTCGCACAAGTTGTCATGAACGGGTTTGCCAAATTGTCAGAAATCGCCGGCAAGTTCTTTTCAATGATAGGCAAAATCCCGGGCATGGGTTGGGCTAAGAGTATTGGTAACGGCTTAGACAGTATTAGCGATAAAGTCAAAGTAGCGAGCAAAAACCTCATGGACCTCAAATCAGGGTTCAAAGGCATGGGTAATGTATCTATGACCGGTGACGGCGCACTCGGCGACCCGTTTGCCGGTAGCGGTAAAGGCGGTAAAGGTGGCGGGGGTCTAGGCGATAAAGAAAAGAAAAAACTCGCTGACTATCAAAAGAAAGTCAAAGACATTTATCGTGACATGAACGATGTCATAAAAGAAGCCGGCGAAAAAGCCGAGGCCGCTCTTGAAACCCGTAATGAGCGTATGGCTGAGGCTCAAGAACGCTATAACGAACGCGTGGCTGACCTTCACGAACGCTATAACGAACAAATGGAAACAGCCCAAGAGCGTTTCAATGACCGTAAGGCTGACCTTGATGAGCGCTATAACGACCAAATAAATGAAGCGGTCAAGCGTCAAAAAGAGGAAGAAGCCAAACTAACTAAGCGCTACGGCGAAGAAGTTATCAAGATTAACCAAGAATTCAATAAGAAAAAGATTGACCTTGAAACTTCACTTCAAGACAAACTCAATGACCTTCGCAAAAACGCGGCTGAGAAAGCGGCAGACCTCACCCGGAAAGCGGCTGAAAAACAAGCCGGTATTGTTCAACAATCAGTAGACCGTCTACGCAACGCCTTCTCATCTAAGACCGGTTTCAGCCTAACTGAAGCGTTTGGTAAAGGCGCTTCCGGTGAAGACATACTCGCTAAACTTACAGAGAAATTACGAGTATCAAAAAACCTCGCCGAAAAGGCTGAGTTCCTAGCGGCTAATGGTTTTACTCAACCATTCATTGAGCAAGTCATGGCCGCCGGCCCTGAGGTCGGTAATGAATTAGCGGACGCTATTCTTCAGGCAAGTCCTGAAACTATTGAACAATTCAAGAAAACTTTTGGCGAATTAGAAACAGTATCCAACACGGGTCTTGACGCGCTTGCTAAATCCATGAATACCGGGGCTAACCTAGCCACACAAGAACTTCGTGACGCCTATAACCAAGTGTCCGTAGACCTTAAACAATCCCTCAATGAGGTCAATGCTGAACTCACCGCAAACATGGCGGAACAACAAACGGCTTTCAATACAGCCATGGCAGAAGCAGAAAAGACTCGTCAAGATAAACTTACAGAGGCATATAACGCTATGCGTGAGGCTATTGCGGAGTCTGAAAAAGAACTCGCAGAAGCCCGAGTTAAGGCTAAAGAGGCTCTTGATAAAGGCATGGCTGAGGCTCAAGCCGAATTAGAAAAAGCCCGCAAAAAGGCTCAAGAGGAACTTTCTAAAGGACTTGCTGAAGCCCAAGCAACATTACAAAAGGCGCTTATTGACGCTCAAAAAGCATACGAAAAAGCCATTGACGAAATCAACGCGTCTACTCAAAAGAAACTTGAAGAACTCAAAAGGAAACTCGCTGAGGTAGCGGCTCTTATGGCACAACTTTCCGCGGCTCAAGCGGCGGCCGCTGTTGCGAGCGCACCGGTTTACACGCCGGTCACACCCGTAAGCGCACCCGTCACAACGACAACAAGTTCTACACCTACGGCTTCCACGACCGTAAATGTCACCGGAGTCAATTTGACCAACCCAACAGATACGGCGAACAGCGTTATCAACGCAATTAAGTTTGGAAATGTCGTTGTACCTACCGCCCCAACAGCGCTCGCGGCTAAGGAAAGTGGAGCCATAGGCGCGGCCTCAATTGCGGCTAGAACAATTAAAGTAACTCCACCTAAACTCACCGCTCAACAGATAGCCATGAGGGCTAGATAATGACAGTATTAACACAACAGTATTCTTTTTCATTTAACGGTCAAACTTTTGGCGGTGCTAATTCTCCTTATCAAATTTTGAGCGTAGACGGCTTGGAAGGTTTACCCGGTATTCGTAATCAAGATGATAACCGTGGTTTCGCAGACGGCATGTTCTCAGGTCAAGACTTTTACGGCGGTAGAACCGTAAGCATTATCTTCAATACTTTTGGTACAAATTCCGCCACGGCTCAAGAAAACTTCAATACGATTCAACGGTATTTACTGCCTCAGGTGAGCGGTACAACCCCTCTTTATTTCTACCTACCTCCCAATGACACCCAATTCATAAACGCCCGTGTACGCGGCCTCAGGACTACCGTAGACCCCAACTACACCTATGGATACATCACTTCTCAAGTAGAGTTTTTCTGCCCTGACCCTGCCTATTACAATCAAAACACTCAGACCGCGAGCCTTGATTACACGCCGCCCGGGGGTCGTACCTATAACCGCGTCTATAACCTTGTCTATGGCGGTGGCTCTGTTTTAATCACGACCACAATCGCAAACAACGGTTGGGCTACCACTTATCCAATCATTGAAATCAACGGACCAATTACAGACCCGGTTCTAGGCAATCAAACTCAAAACGCCGCCCTCTATTTCACCGGAACATATACGAACACGGATATATTGAGGGTTGATTTGTATAATAAACTCATTACTCTAAACGGTAGTCCGGCCCGAAACTTGTTAATATCAGGGGAGTGGTTCTCGGCTCAACCCGGGAACAACTTGTTCTATCTAACGGGTGACGCTGGCTCTACGACCGTGGGAGTAACTGGCGGTACGGTAACATGGAACTCAGCGTTCATTTAGGAGCAAAATGACATTAAGAACACCCCCTTCATGGTTACAAAACGGCTCTCACCCCGCTGAAAATGACCGTCTAACAACTCAGGCTCTTTGGGCTACAACCGGAATTATTAACTCAAGTTCTTTGGCGGTTACCGCTAATTCTCCCGTTGGTATGTCTGTTCTTGTTGCGAGCGGTTGGGCCGCAATTGTTGGAACTACTCAAGCGAACATGGGTACTTATGTCGCTTACAATGACGCACAAGTAACTTTAACAATCGCAACCGCAGACCCAACGAACCCTCGTATTGACCGTGTCGTAATGACCGTCAATGATGCGTATTACACCGGTTCAACAAACAATGTGGTACTCCAAGTAATCACAGGAACTCCGGCTGGTTCTCCGGTTGCTCCTGCCACTCCGGCTAACTCTATTTCTTTAGCAACTGTGGCAGTAGCCGCGGCCGCTCTTTCAATCTCTAGCGGAAACATCACAGATACTCGCACACTTGTAACTACAAATATTCCTGAGTCCGGCGATATTTCAAGCGTTACCGCTGGAACTGGTCTTAGCGGCGGCGGTTCATCAGGAGCGGTAACTCTTTCAATTGACACTTCTGTTACAGCAGACCTTACAACAGCGCAAACACTTACAAACAAAAATCTTACGAGTCCACGAATTAACTTGGGAATTCAAGCCGAAACCGGCACTACTTACACACCGGTACTCGCAGACAACGGAAAACTAATTACTCTCACAAACGCCTCGCCAATAACCTTAACTATTCCATTGAATGCTAGCGTGGCTTATCCAGTAGGCGCTCAATTGAATATGGCTCAAATGGGAGCCGGGCAAGTAACTGTTTCAGGAGCCGGCGGTGTCACCGTGGTATCCACAGGAGCCACAGCGGCCACTCCTAAGACACGCGCTCAATACAGCACATTAACAGCCGTACAAACATCAACAGATAATTGGCTTGTTATGGGTGATATTTCGTGAGCCGTTTAGCCTTAACCCCTACAAATGTTCCAACAAGTGCGTCAGACATAAGCACTCCAACATTACGAGCGGGCGATTTATATTTCAATACCTCGCAGGGCCTCAAGGTTTATGACGGTTCTCAATGGGTATTAGTTTCAACAACTACGGTTCTAACCGAAATAGACGGTGGAGCCTTTGATAGTATTGCTCCGTATCAAGGTGGTTATTCTCCTGATATTGCGGCAACTCAGACAGTAAACGGGGGTACTCCATAATGGCAGTAGTAACTCAAATCCAAACCCGCAGAGGAACAGCCGCACAATGGACTTCCGCGAATCCAACTCTTGCCGCTGGTGAATGGGGTTATGAAACTGACACCGGTAAAATCAAAATTGGTAATGGTTCAACCGCATGGAATTCTCTTGGATATACCGGTGCGGGAGATGTAACACTTACGGGAACTGAAACACTTACAAATAAAACTCTTACAGCGCCGGTCATAAATCTTTCACTTAACGCACAAACCGGCACGACTTATAGTTTTGTTCTTGCTGACAATGGAAAATTAGTAACCGCTTCTAATGCCGCGGCACAGACATACACAATTCCATTGAACAGTTCACAAGCGTTCGCAACTGGCGCACAAATAAACATTATTCAAATTGGCGCGGGCCAAGTAACAATTCAAGGAACCGGCGGAGTAACCGTTGCTTCAACTGGCGCTACCGCAACCGCTCCCAAACTTCGCGCTCAATATTCGTCAGCGACACTTATCAAAGTCGCAACTGATGTTTGGTATGTAGTAGGAGATATTGCCTAATGCCTATTCTTGGGGTTATTGCTTCTTCTACGCGACAAGGACAAAGCACTATTGCTGGTTCGATGGAGCCTATTGCTGTGGCTACTGTGCCTAGCGGTGGATTAGCAAGCATAACTTTTGGTTCGATTCCACAGACTTATACTCATTTACAGTTGCGTTGTATTATCCGCATTACTGGAGCATCAAATAGAGAATCAGTAAAATTACAGTTCAATTCTGATACAGCAACTAACTATGCTCGTCATCTTTTATGGGGTGATGGTAGTTCTGCGTCTGCTTATGGTCAGGCTAATGATAATTATGTTTTGATGAGTGATTTTGCTGGAGCAAGCGCGTCTGCCAATATTTATGGCGCGGCAGTTGTAGATATTTTAGATTATGCTAATACAAATAAATTCAAAACTGCGCGTGGTATAGGTGGAGTAGATTTGAACGCGGCTGTTACTGTATATGATGGTTTATTTAGCGCAGTATGGCGAAATACAAATGCTATAACAACTATGACT